CTATTGTCCAAATAAGTTCGCACAAGAGATTGAAGATCTTGTTCTGACTCACGGAGATATGAATTATATTGATGCAATTGTATACTTTTGTGAAAAAAATAGTCTCGATGTTGAGTCGATACCTAAACTCATATCAAAACCACTGAAAGAGAAGATTAAGTATGAGGCAACGGAACTTAATTTTCTCAAAAAGACATCTCGTGCCAAATTAGTATTTTAATTCCATTTTGGGGGGTAAAAATTTCCCGGCAAAAAATTGCCTCTATTACTTTTTTTGAAAATGACTCCCTTTGACTGCTATAAAACCTATCTGGCACTCAAAAATCATTTTACAAAAGATTCTTATGATTATTACAAATATTGTAAAAAGACCAGAGCATCACTAGAGTCCTTTTATAAGAGACGTGATCGTTTTTGGTTTGAAAAGATATCCAGACAAAGAACAGATAAAGAAATTGAAGATTTTTTTATCTCAAATTTTGTTTCTTGTAATGACTCTGAATCCTTATGGATCGGTGAGATCATAAAAACAGGAGATCAAAATTATAAGGAATGGCAAAGAAAAATTCAATCACTTTCATACCTTTTCAAAGAAGAATGTGAAAGTTTATTTGCCGAGTATAATTTTAAGAAAGTATTTGAGTGCTCCAAAGGACATCCACCTCTTCTCAAAAAGTTCCTGAGTGGGAAATTAAGCCTTGAAACTATGGTAATCTGTGATAAAATATTCCTGTACGGGAATGACTTTGATAAGAAACTTAAAGATCCTGTATGGGAAACTGTGAGTCGGAGAATCAAAAAATACTCTCCATTCCTACATATAGATGTATCTCATTATAAGAAAATTTTGAAAGATATTATTTTTGGAGGAAAATGAATTTTTTTAAATCTGATATTGTTCGTTCTGAAATGGCAGAAATTGCAGAACTTCAACAAAGTGTTTATAATAATGTCTTTAAGTTTCATTTGATGGATCGTGATGAAAAAATATCTCACGTAAATCTTCTTGAAAAACTTTTAGATAAGCAAAGAACAATCTATACTCGTCTAAGTTTATCTGATGCCCCAGAGGCAAAGGAAATGAAATCACGGATTTCTGAATCCGCATCGGCAATGGGACTTCCTTCTGGTGTAGATATGAATGTGATTTTTGGAAATCTTGCAAAAATGCTTGATAAAATGAAAGATCAGATTGACAGAACTGGTTCAGATCTGTAGAATATATTGGGCTGGATGATCCCTAAGCAAAGTCACAAAAGCCAAATCTCACAAATACGAGGAAAATCAAATGTCATTTGAAAATCTAAAAAAACAATCTAAACTTGGTTCTCTAACCTCTAAACTGGTTAAAGAAGTTGAGAAGATGAGTTCCACTTCGAGTGGTGCCGATGAACGTCTCTGGAAACCCGAAGTTGATAAAACTGGTAATGGTTTCGCAGTGATTCGTTTTCTACCTGCTCCTGATGGTGAGGAACTTCCCTGGGCAAAGATGTATTCACACGCATTTCAAGGACCTGGTGGATGGTATATTGAAAACTCACTGACGACTATTGGTGGTAAAGATCCTCTTGGAGAACACAACCGAGATCTGTGGAATACAGGAACCGAATCAAATAAGGAAACTGTTCGTAAGCAAAAACGTAAGTTGTCATATTACTCTAACATATATGTTGTAAAGGATCCCACAAACCCTCAGAATGAAGGTAAAGTATTTCTGTTTAAGTATGGAAAGAAAATCTTTGATAAGATTATGGAAGCAATGCAACCAGAATTTGAGGACGAATCACCAATCAATCCTTTTGATCTATGGCAAGGAGCAAACTTCAAACTGAAGATCGTTAAGAAGGATGGTTATTGGAATTATGATAAGTCCGAGTTCGGACCATCTGAACCTTTATTGAGTGATGATGATGCGATGGAAGCACTCTGGAAGAAAGAGTATTCTCTGGCAGCAGTCACCGCACCAGATCAATTCAAGTCCTATGAAGAACTTGAAAAACGTCTGAAAATGGTATTGGGACAGAAACCAACAAATCGTCGTATGGATGAGGAAGTTGAAGACGAGGATAATGATCGTGGATCATATACTCCAGATTTCAAAAGTTCTCGTCGTGAATCTCAACCCGATGAAATCAAAGAAACATTCAATTCTTTGGATTCCTCAAGTGAAGACGAAGATGATGCCCTCTCATATTTTCAAAAATTAGCAGAATAAAAATCAACTGTAAATTCTGATATTATCTCCACGTTTAAGGTCTTCACGAATATATTGTGAAGACCCTTTTTTGTATGGCATAATATTATCCATATCATTAACCACAATATTTAAGTATGTTGGTTTGAGTAAGAAAATATTTCTTTTTGCATCTTCTAATTTAATCTCATAATCATAATTCGTCACAGGAACTGTTATATTTCCCGTATCTACCTGAGAATCTATAAAGTAATCATAATAATTTACTGAATATGGAGAACTTACTTCAAGACCCGAAGGAACAATCGTAACTCCTTGACTGTTTTTAATTTCTGAAGTTTCATAGTGATGAATACCATTATAAAGAACATCATAATCACCATATTTTTCAACCAAATAACGATCTAAATCATCTTGTAGAAGAGGCCATTCTGATTGAATATTAACGATATTGTTTGATAGTAAAATCACCCAATCAAGAGTTGACTCACCATAAAAATCTTCTGCAACATTATCAGGACGATCATTTCCTTGTATTTGATATTTCTCAAAAAATGCAAGTTCCTGAAAAATATCAGGACGAAGACTTCCTTTCTTAAATAAATTTTTGACTTGTATATAGTCTGATATGTTCTTGGATTCTGCAATCCGACTTACATATTCAAAGTTAGGAACCTGACGGAAATAAGATGCCATTTTAGTAACCTATATGATTAAATGAATCTTTAGCACCTTCCATATTTTCATAATCATCATCAAAGATTGGTTCAAGTTCATAAAAACTGAGTGTGAGTTCATATGCAGTCATAGATCTTCCACCGGGATCGGAATCATCATAACTCATATATTGACCATCAGGAGTATAGTTTACACTACAATTGGTAAGAGCACATTCTTTAAAACGATTTAGATATGGGTGATCTTTTGTTGATGTTAAATAACTAATTCTAAAAGTGTGTGGTGCTTTTAGAAGAAGAACAGATTGACTTCTTTTTACTGACATTGCTTGTTTAAAAGTTCTTATAATTGACCTTACCATTTGAGCCTCTTTTTTTGATCTCGGAGTCATTTTAAAACTAAAAGAAAAATCTCTGAGTTGTGGTCCATTAAAAAGAAGTTCCAAATTTGAATTAATTGCTAATCCTGCGACTCTTCCAAGGAGATTATTAGCACCCACTGCTTTTTGTGATGCTTGTATCGCAATCAGTGCCGTAGTAGTACCTTTGTCTTTTGTAGCTGCTTCTAATTGGCTTTTGAAGGAGTTTGCCCCGGCAGATGCACCTCCAGCAATCAATGCCAATGCTGCCGCCCCAAACCCTGCCTCTGCCGGATTAAGACTATCATCCTGCCAATTCACAGAATTTCTATCCGTTATTCCTCCACTGGGCATTGGTAAAGTGATTGTTGTTAATATCTTTTGGTTCTTATTCTTACTGGCACTTGTTCTAAGAGTTGTGTCTTGTGCTCCTATACCCAATTTACTTGGAACATATTCAATAATTGTAAATTTCATACAATCTTGATTATCATTCCTCAGTATGGGATATTTTAAATTTGGGGGATATTTGTCTCTGCCTTGATATTTCCCTGCTTGATCTACTAATTGTTGCACTTGATCTGCTGTTGCATTGTTGGCGTCTCCTGCTGCTGACGGATTGCTAGTTGAGACACTTTCACTAATAACACCTGCTTTTTTTTGTTGTTCTGGAGTTATTTTTTCCAGCACAGCTGTTCCAGTTTCACCTGAGGCATTTGTTCCAAGACCTTTAGAAAGAGTTGTCTGAACTTGTGCCTGAGTATTTTTGGCAATATTTCCACCAGGGCCCATAGATTTTTTAAAATCTTCTCCTGCAGCATCTGTATATGTTTGAGTTTTTCCACCATCAGTTGTGGTTGCTGCAAGTGTCCAAGTAGGAAAAGTTCCAAGTGGACCCGCAGGTTTTATAATATAAGTTTCAGTTTTAGATCCAGTATATGCAGGGCCTTGACCAGTAAGAGTTGTTACTGTTCTATGGTATATTGGTGTTTTATTTTCACCTACTGGCGTCATTGCTTGATCACTACAATATTTTCCAGCAGAACATCCATTAAATGTTGGTATTTGTTCTGCCATCAGAATACCTCCTCACTATGAAGGACGTTTAGAATATATTTTTCTGCTCTTCTAAACATTTTTATAGTTTTTTATTTATTTAGACGGAATTTTGCATAAGGTATAGAGAGCATCT